TAATTATGGTTGTGTCATTTGCACAAGGTCTTGTTTTTTCTAATTCCCTGAAAACCCTTTCACTACTTTGTAAATCATTTAATACCCTACGTTCTGCCTTCATTATTGGGTTACAGGCTGATACAACTAATAGGATTAAACATATTAAATAAATAATAAATATCTTACTTTTGTTTCCCATATCTAGTATCATTTGGATTTAGATAGTTTATAATGATAGGCAAAATTGATATAATTCCTGCACTTAAACATTCTTTTAAAGTTACGGAATAAATATCATTCTTTACCACTATCATTGTTAATATGGCAGATAAGAATATCTTTACCCAACTACCATAAATGCTATTTAAGAATTTCATTTATCAAACTTTTTAGTTGCATTGTAATAATAACGTATCGCAAAGATACCTGAAATAATAGCAACCAAACCTGCACACAAAGTAACAAAAGGTTGCACTTGTGTTAGAGTTAATGAAGCTGCGGTTAAGCTAACGCCTGTACTAACTAAGGCTTGGCTGCTATCTTGTGTCATATTAATCTTCTTTTAAATCTATTACCTTAGCCTCATTAGGCTTTTGGTCTTCTGCTAACTTACCAAAGAAGTTTAACAATGGCAACCCAAATTCAGTTGGGATTTTGTTGATAAATGCCTGTAATTCGTTCAGGTCTTTTTCGCTTAGTTGTAACATATATATATAATTTTGTAACAAATGTAGGATAAATTATTAAGGTACTAAAACTAATTTTAGCTTATTTGCTGCCCAATTATAAATCCAAATGTTAGCATCAGGAGTAGATGACCACTCTTGATAGTCTGCACCATTGATGTTTAAATTAGCAGTAATTAGGTTTTCATAGCTTACGCCATCAGTAACTTCTGTTACTATTTCCTTTTGTAGTTCATAGTAAAGGGTAGCACTTGTTGTGAAATCATCTGCAATGCTTCTTAATGTAAAGTTTGATGCAGTTTGTGGTTCTCCGTTGAACCAAGTTGTAATCGGTTGAATTTTCATTTTATTTTATTTTAAATTTATACTGATGTTATTGTTTGCCAACCTCCACTATATACACATAGTTTACCTAAGGTAGAATCAAATACTACTAATCCTGTTGCAGGAGAACTAATTGCATTCTTTTGTGTTGTAGTCATTACAGGTGGTAAGAAACCTTGAGTAGTTGAACTTACTTGTAATTTAGCTGATGCTGAATTAGTTGAAGTACCAATATTTATATTACCATTAGCAAAATTTATATTTGTTACTGTAATACCTGAACCTCTTGCTACTTCCATATAAGTTGTAGCACTATTATTTGCATCATTTACGGCTCTAAATAACATATTTGGTTCTGCTGCTATTATATCCCAATATCTTTGGTTTGCTGCATTTACAGGATTATAATTAACTATGCATTTAACTACTAAACCTGCTGCGCTACCACCTTCGGTTGATTCGGATTGAATTGTACCCGCAACAATTAAACCATTAGTAGGTGCTGCTTTTGATGCACTATAACCAATAGCAGCATTTCCATTTACTTGTAGTTTTGAACCTATTGTTGTAGTACCAAGTCCAACGTTACCACTAATTGCTAAACCATTTGAAGGAGCAGCTGTACTCGCTGAATATCCTATGGCTGCATTACCGTTTACTTGCAAAGTTGAACCTAAAGTTGTACTACCTAAACCTAATCTATTATTAGTATAATCATAATAAAAGTTTGCATTTGATTGAGCTAACACTCCACTTGCACCTGCATAAAGAACTGAACCAGCCGTTGCACTTGTAATGCTTCCACCGATAGCCATACCACCTCCACCACTATATTGTGGAATATTTAAAGTAGTACCTACTAATGTTGCAGCACCACTTGTTCCTGTGGTTGTCAATGTTATTGCACCTTGCTTATTGTTAAATGTAGTAAAATCACCACTTGCAAGAAAACCATTAGCTGATGCACTTGCTTGAGTTATTGTAAAAACTCCTGTTGTATTATTATAATTTAAAGGAGTTGTAGCACTTAATGAAGTTAGTGAAATACCACCTAATCCTGCTAATGTATAATTAGGTATGTTTAAGGTATTGCTTGTAAGTGTTGCTGCTCCTGAAGAACCTGTTGTAGTTAAACTTGTAATCCTATTTGTATATGCAGTATTCCAATTGGCACTATTATCTGTTATAGATGTACCCCAAGCAGTACCTGTTGAAAGTGCAATACCTGCAGCAGGATAAACCATACCACTTCCTCCGCTATACTGAGGGATGTTTAAAACCCCTGTTGTTGAATTATAAGTAGCTGCGCCACTTGTTCCTGTTGTGGTTAAGCTAATAGATGCACGAGCTAAAGCATCTGTATATTGTGTAATTGATGAAGCAATTGAAATTGAACCACCGCCATTTGTTATAGTAATTCCTGTACCTGCACCTAAAGTTGCTTTAGTTAAAGTATTTCCTGTTGAGTTTCCTATTAATAATTGACCATCTGTATATGTTGATTGTCCTGTTCCACCTCTATTTGGTTGTATTACATTACCATTCCAAGTTGCACTTGTTATTGAACCTCCATAATCTAAAGTGTTGGTTGACCAACTTACGTTACTTGGTGCTTCAAAGTGTCTATCCCAAGAACCTGCTGCAATGCTATTATCTGTTAATTCTAATGTACAATAACCACCTGAAGGAATAGAAACTACTAATGTGTTTGAATTATTATTTACTAAGATTGCTCCACTACTTTGGTTGTTATTAAAAACATAATTAGCACCATTTGGTAAAGTTGTAGCATCAGGCAATTTAATTGTTTGACCTCCTGAACCTGTAACTATATATGTAGGTGCAGAAGCAATAGTTAAAACTAATTGTGTTGCAGAAGCAGCTAAAGAAGAAAATCCTAAAAATGCATTATTAGCTGATAAATTATTAGTACCTAAATTAAGATTAGTTGTTGCTCCTGTATATGGTACATAAGTACTTAAAGCAGAACTTGTAATATAACCAGCACCATTAGTTATTTGATTGTTGTTTGTAGGTATTGTTATTACACCTGTTGTGCTATTATAAGCACCACTACCTGCAATAAATGAATTTGATGCTCTTGCTCTTGTATCTGTATAATAAAGATTTGTTCCCTCAGTTATTTGTGTTGTTGTATAATCTCCAATTGTAGCTACAACCGCACCTGTTCTTCCAAATACAGAACTAACAGTTGATGGTAAAGGATATGCTCCTGCTACCTCAATATTAATTTGTTCAGTAGTAGCATTAACATCTACAATATTATTAGTAACATTAATATCTATTACATCTTCGGTAACATTTATATCAATGGTCTGTTCTGTAGGTGTTATTGTTGTACTCATTATATTTTAGTTATATCTTCCTGTACCAAAAAAGTTCCCCAAACATAGGTCTTAACAACCCCTGAAGGGAATGTTACGTTTATATCATATAAATAGTTCCCTGCAGCTATATTAACAACCTTGTTTAATACTATCTGATTAAAACTAGCGCCTGAAATAGTAACCCCATCACCATTGCTTAAAGTCAAATCTGCAGTTGTAGCAAAAGCAGTTTTTCTAACCTGTATTACTATTGTGCTACCTGTTAGATTTACTGCAACATTATTAGCAGTAATTGAAAATGTTTGAATCCAACTATCATTTCTCCATAGTTGGATGTTATATTGTGCAGGTCTAAAATCTGCAGTTGTTGATGAACAAGACATATTTTTAATTTATTTTAGAATATTTGATAATATTTATTATTTCCATCTGCTAATACAAAAACTCTTTGATTAGCAATTAATGTAATACTTGCAACACTTGTACCTGTTGTTGTAATAATATTTGTACTTGTTGCTGCTGCTAATGTTAGAGTATTTGCACTATTATTTATAATTACATATTGAACATTATTAGATAATGGACTTGGCAAAGTTAATGTTTGTCCACTAGAACCATTAAATACGTGATAATATGCCGTACTTAATGTTGAACTTACACTATATAAGTTACCTGCTGCAGCAATTCCACTTACATATATATTTCCTGATACTTGTAATTTACCTTGTCCATTATCAACTGATGAATTAATTAATACATTACCATTACTTGTAATACGCATTTTTTCAGTTTGAGCAGCAGTATTTCCACTTGTATAAAAAGCAATACCACCTGTACCATTACCACATTGTGCGCCAATTCTCATTGTAACATCACCTTGATTCCAACCTATTGTTCCATAGTAATAAGGGTCTCCTGTTGATAGTCCTCCAAAATAAATACTACCACTTGAATAACTACCTGTACCTGTAGCAACTCTTAATTGATATGTTGTATTAGATATTATATCTAAAGCAGTTTGAGGTGTTGTAGTTCCAATTCCTAAAATGCCACTAAATAAATGTTTACTTGCATCATAATATAAATCTGCTGAAGCACCTGCAGCGGTATAATTAGAAATGTATCCTACATCAAAACCTGTATTAAATGATAAACCTGTTGTTGGTAAAGTAATTGAACCTCCATTACCACTAACTAAAATACCATTAGTAGTACCTCCACCAACTGTTAATCTATTAGAAAACGAAGCACTTGTGCCATTTAATGTACCTGTTAATGTACCACCACTTAAAGGTAAGTAACTTGTGTTATCATAACTTATTGTAGTGCCTGTAGCCTTTACAAATCCTGTACCATTTAATGCAGCCTGTTTACCATTAAAAGTATTGAAATTAGTAGAACTTAAAAATCCACTAATTGTTGTACTTGCTTCAGCTATGCTTATAACATTACCTGAAATACTTAATGGTAATGATGCGCCTGTAATTCTATTTGTATAAGCAGTATCTGCACTTACTCCTTGCGCTGCAGTTGCAAAATCACCTGTATTATTATTAGCTGCACTACCAAAAGTTCTATACCCTAATACATCTGTACCAATAACTAATCCCAAAGATGTTCTTGCCGTTGGTGCACTTAATCCACTTGCACCGCCATCCCATTTTAATCTTTCAGCATAACCTGTATCCCATTCAGATTGTTTAGCCGTTGTAGGTATAGAATATCCTGCAGACAAAGTTACCGCAAAAGTACCACTTGTTGTAATGGGTGAACCTGTTACAGTTAATCCTGTTGGTACAGTCATAGCAACACTAGATACCCCACCTACAGAACCAAATAAACTTGCAATCTGATTTAATGTAATCTTTTTTAATTGACCTGTTGCTGCATCCCCTACCACCGTTAAA